TGCAACGCGAATGTTTAACGGTGTCAAATGGTATAAAAAAGACCCCAAACTTGCCAGCCTTGCCGCGCCTGGAACATCTCAACATAATCTTGGTATTGCTGTTGACGTGCATACTGCTTCTGAAACAAAACGTCTTAAATGGTTGATTGATAACGTTAAAACTTTTGGTTTTAGTTGGGAAGTTGTTCCTGAAGAACCGTGGCACATACGATATGTAAGCGGTGATGACGTTCCTGCTGCGGTTAGAGAGTACATGGATGTAAACAAAATTGAGTCCCCAAAATAAAAAAACGATACCGTAAACTGGTCAAGGAATTACAATGATATCTTGTAAGTTGTCAACAATCTGGAGCACAATGTGGACACGTCGTCGTTGTTGAATGATTTAACAAACCAGTCAAAGGAAGTCAAATATTACCCTTGCAAAACGGGTAGATTGATTGAGGCACTAACAGGAGACGAGCATGCGGCCTTGGTAAAAGCCATTGACCTTATTCGTTTGTCACGTTTGCACGGTAAAAACAGGTCGCATAGTAGTGTGTGGCTTGCTAAAGTGTTGCGTAAGAACGGATACTCAATAAGTGTAAGTACCATACAACGACACGTAAACAAGGAGTGTTCTTGTGACCAATCTGAAGAATGATTTGAACGAACCAGAAAAACGTGAAAAAGTTATTGGCGACCTCTTAGAACTGTTAAAGCGGAAGAACATTGACGTTGCCGACATTGGGGACGTAAGTCGTGTTTCCATTTACCAATCGCTGACAAAGGACAAGGACGGCGAAGCAACGGTACACGACCTTGCAGCAATTCAATTTTCACCAACATGGGACAGCGGTCCTAAATGGCCCGTTATTCAACAAGGTTCTGCGATAAAACTTTTACCTAAAAAATCACGTACGCTTAAAAAAACAAAATTCAAAAAGTGCGTTGTGGTTCCAGACGCGCAACTTGGTTACTACCGTGGTCATGATGGACATTTGGAACCAACACATGACGAACGTGCAATTCAGATTGTCCTTCAATTAATTCGTTTTGTAGAACCAGACACAATTGTTTGTGTAGGTGACAATCTTGACTTTCCTGAAATGGGTAAATATTTAACTACTCCTGCATATCAGCAAACTACGCAGGCTTCAATAAACAGAGCCACCCTGCTGTGCGCCGAACTTCGTGATGCTGCGCCGTATGCAAAAATTGCATGGCTTGCTGGTAACCATGAAGAACGCATGCCAAAATATCTTCTTACCAACGCGGCAGCGGCCTACGGTCTTCGTAAAGGAAACGTCCCCGAATCGTGGCCCGTTTTAACCGTTCCGTATCTGTGCCGCATGGACGAGTACAAAATAGAATACCGCCCTGGTTACCCAGCATCTGACTATTGGATTAACGAAAAACTGAGGATTATTCACGGTGACCGTGTAAAATCCTCTGGTTCAACTGCACACGTTTACCTAAACAATGAAAAAACGAGCGTAATTTATGGACACATTCACAGAATTGAAACGGCGTTTAAAACAAGGGAGGACTTTGACGGTCCTCGCACTATTATGGCTGCTTCTCCTGGTTGTCTTGCTCGCATTGATGGTGCTGTACCGTCTACAAAAGGTGGTGTTGACCTTGACGGGCGTCCGATTGTTCGGTATGAAAATTGGCAGCAAGGAGTAGGAATTGTTACGTACGAAGATAGCAACGAACATAAGTTTTCTTACGAGGTAATGCCAATATACAGTGGGTGGAGCATGTATCGTGGTGTTGAATTTATTGCCAAATAAGCATGACAACTATTGTCGGTATTCAGGGAGACGGTTTTGCGGTCATTTGCTCCGACTCGCGCATCAGCGTTGAGCACGACAACAGTTATCAAATTGGAACATTGGGAGAAGGTTCTGGAAAGGTAGTTCAAAACGGCAAATATATTATTGGTGCCGCTGGTGATGTGCGGGCAATCAACATTTTGCATCATGTGTTCCAACCACCTGTTCCTCCTCAAAACATTAAAGGTAAAAAACTAGACCAATTTTTTACTTCTAAATTTATCCCATCGTTGCGCGAGTGCTTTGATTCGCAAGGGTATTCGGTGCCAGACCGTGACGATAAAGAACATATTGCGGAACAAGGCTCGTCAGTTATTGTTGCTATTAATGCTCAAATATACGTAGTTGAGTCCGATTATTCGTGGTCATCGGAATTGTCGGGGTTGTATTCGTTGGGCAGCGGAAGTCCCTATGCTTTGGGAGCCATGACGGTATTAATTCGTAACAAAAAACTAAACACAAAACAGGCAAAGAGTGTTGCTCTTCGTGCTTTGGCTGTTTCGTCTAAATACGATTCGGGAACTGGTTCCCCCTATCAAACTTTTGTGCAAGTGCAAAAAACAAACACAAAACGACGTAAAACGGTATAATTGACGCAACTACCGACAGGAGAAAATTATGCCTAAACAGAGTCTGGTGCTGGCCGACACAGCGACTAAGGGCGGAGCGCTTGGTATCGTGTCTTTTTTGTGCTCAGAGTGGAACATTGACCCTGCGTTTAATGTAATCATTGTTCCAGTCGTTTTGTACTTGCTGCATGCCGCCAGCACGTGGTTTGGAGACCCGACGGTTGCTAACTTTTTTGTAAAAAACGAAGACATTTTGAAAGCCGTTATGAAAGAAACCATGGCAAAGCCAACCTCTGTTACTACCACAAAGAAGGTTGTCAATAAGAATAAAAAGAAGTAACTAATAAATGGCAATTGATTTTTGGTCTCCTTCTTATCGCGCCGCCGCCAGCGACTTGACTGTCGCCATCAGCCCATTGGGTTTGGTGGAACTTGCTGATGAAGAGTTCGAGGTTCACGGCCCCCGCTTAAACCGTTACTCGTCTGCGTGGGCTTGGTATTTAGGACACCATTGGGCATACCGTCGTGAAATAGGTGAGTCGTCGTTTTACCTTAATTACGTTCGCACAATGGCTGACTACATCATTAACTTTTGTTTTGGTAAAGGCGTTCAGTTTAAATGTCCCGAACAAAATACGGCAATCATTCCTCACTTGTTAGATGATGTATGGAACGGGCATAACAACAAGCATAAAGTTTTGTGGGAAATGGGACAATTGGCTGGCGTTACTGGGGACTGTTTTGTCAAAGTTGCTTATGAAGAACCTTTTGTGGATACTGTCGGCGTTCCCCATGAAGGTCGTATTCGTGTAATACCTTTAAACCCCGCACATTGTTTCCCTGAGTATCATCCACATGACCGTGACCGTTTGTTGAGGTTTAAATTGAAATATCGTTTTTGGGGAACTTCCGCCGAAGGAACTCGTCAGGTTTACACGTTTACAGAAATTTTGACAGATGAGATGGTTCAACAGTTTATTAACGACGAACTAATTGACGAATATCAAAATGCAATTGGTTCCGTGCCAGTCGTGCACATTCCTAACGTCAGCATTTCTTCGTCGCCTTGGGGACAATCCGACATTTGGGACATTATTCCGCTCAACCGTGAGTTGAACGAAAAAATGGTGGAAGTGTCTGACATCATCAACTACCACGCGGCACCAGTGACAATCATTACTGGTGCAAAAGCAAGTCAACTTGAACGTGGTCCTAAAAAAGTATGGGCTGGTCTTCCAAAAGATGCACAAGTGTTCAATCTTGAATCTCGTGGAGAAATGGCTGGCGCTTTGGAGTATATTCAATTTTTAAAGCGCGTTATGCACGAAATTACTGGTATTCCAGAAACGGCCCTTGGTCAGTTTCAACCTGTTTCCAATACCAGCGGCGTTGCTTTGGCTATTCAATACCAACCATTGATGAATCGTTACTCAATGAAAAAAACGCACTTCACTAAAGGACTTGAGCGAGTCAATGAATTGGTTATTCGCACCGCTGCCATATTCCGCCCAGAAATGCTTGTGTACAACCCCCTTAGGGCGGCTCGTCCTGAGCGTGACCATTTGACCCAGTTAGACCCAGCAGACCCAATTACTTATAAAACAACTATTCATTGGCCTGAACCGCTGCCAGTGGATGTGCTTATTAAACTTAATGAAGTACAAGCCAAAATGGGCTTGGGACTTGAGTCTAAGCGCGGAGCCTTGCGTATTCTTGGAGAAGAGTTCCCGAACGAGAAGATGGAAGAAATATTTGAAGAACTTATGGACGACGCTATTGACCAAGGTTCGTTGACCATGCTTAATGCTCAAATCCAGTCGGCAATCATGCTTGCAACGGGTATGGTCCCAGGTGGTGGGGGTCCCGCAGCCACTTCCGCAGGTGGTTCGAACGTGTCGTCTACTGGAAATTCTGACTCTGGTACGCCTGGAATTGCGGTTGGTCCTGTAGAATCAGACCTGATGAACCAATTGGTAAGCAAGGCATATGGCGCAAGGTTTGCCCAACGTCGTAGCCCTGGTGAAGAATAACACGATTAATCACGCAAGTCAATACAAGCCAAACTAACGAGGTAAAACTTATGGCAAAGCAAGAACAGGATGAAGTTGTAATTCCCGTTGAGGCAGTTGAGTCGTTTAAAAACGAGGCCGCCGAAGTAACGGGTCAGCAACCGCAAAAACGGACTTTTACCGAAGAAGATGTGGAAAACATTCGCAAACAAGAAAAGGACAAGTTGTACAAAAAGATTGACGACGCGGACAATCGCGTTAAGATTCTTGAAGAACAATTAAAAACCATTTCTCAGGAACGTGAGGCCGCAGTCAAAGAGGCTGAAAAACGGGCAAAGGCCGAGGCAAAAGCAATTAAAGAAAAAGAGTTTGAGGAGTTGTCGGCAAAAGAATTGCTTCTTCGCCAAGAGGACGAATTTAATAAAAAAATCAACACCGTTGAGGCCGAGTGGAGAGCGCGTCTTGAGGAAATTGACCGTGACCGTCAGGCGCAGGCTGCGCTATTGGAAAAGGAACGTCGTCACCAAGAGTTACAAAATTACATTAACCGACGGATTCAGGAAGAACAAGAATACATTATTCCTGAATTGCTGGGTTTGGTTGGTGGTTCAACCGAAGAGGAAATTGAAACACAAATTAGCAAGTATAAAGAAGCAAGTTCTGCTATTCTAGAAAGTGTTCAAAAAGCGACGGCGGATTCACAAAGTCGTTTAAAGGGTGCGGGGGTTACAGCCCCACCTGTTGGGCCAATGGAAACTCAAATGGAGCAGCAAACGTTAACAGCCGAAGATATTCGGAACATGTCAATGGAGCAGTATCAGAAAATGCGTGAGAGACTCTTGAACGCACGTTCTTCACGGGGACGGTTTTAAGAAACCGTGTTAGAATAGATTACTAGCAAATAGCAACTATCCACGAGAGGATTTTCAATGGCACTTCCAGCACCAGCAGGTGGCTCAATTACAGGTGCAAACCTGGCGGCAATCACGACAACTGGTTACTCGTCCGACACCACTTTGTCACCAGCAATCCAAGTTATTTGGAGCAAGGAAATCTTGTTCCAAGCAATGCCCGTTCTGCGTTTTGAACAATTTGCAGTAAAAAAGACTGAACTTGGTGTTATGCCTGGTCTTACTGTCAACTTCATGCGTTACACCAACCTTTCCACCAACGCTTCTGTTGGCGCGGAGTTGACTGAAGGTGTACGTTTGGAACCAAACGCCCTTTCTGCTTCGCAAATTCAGATTACGGTCAAAGAGCAGGGCAACGCGGTTGCCGTCACGGAATTGCTGTTGAATGCGGCGTTTGATGACGTCATGGCATCGGCTTCTCGTCTCCTTGGTCGTCACATGGCGCAGTCCATGGATATTCAAGCACGCAACACGCTGTACGCTTCAGGAGTCCCCTTTGG